CCACTTCTTGAAGTATTCTCTATCTGTCTGCTTTTTCGCCATTTTAACGCATTTTCGATTGAATAAACTGGTCGAAGTGTTTAGTAATCAACTTCGCCTCTTCAAGATCAACTTCACGTACAAAGTCAATAAACTCTCGAGCAACTTCTATGATCTCACCAACAGAAGTGTCTACTTCTAATTTTTGAATAGAGCTTGTGATCTTTGAAATTACATCAGCTTCTTTAGGTTCAGCAACCTTAACATCCCGCTCGGCAATCAATTCATTGATGAATTCAAGCTGGTCGTATAGTAAAGTGATTTGATGCTGCTTTGTAACGAGCATAGATTTCCGCAATTTCTTCCAATTTCCTTTTTCAATCCATCTCTTCACAGTTGCTTCTGACACGTTGACACGTTCAGAAACTTCTTTTTGTGTAAGGTTTTCTGTGGTGTACAAAACCTTTGCGAAGTCGTGCGCATCTTTCTTTCTTATACTCATTCGTTGCTCATTTAGGTACAAATATGGATGTAAATCACCGAATTTTAAAAAAACCTTGTAAGGGTTGCATGACATTTTGGCGCAAAGAAAGAAAACAAGCAAATTTGTAATCAGCGAATTAGAAAAACGAAATTTCAAAACATGCCAAAAAACAAAACATTCGTTCTTAATGACGAGACAGAATTAAACAGCTACGGCTTCCGAACCTCAAATGAAGGTTTGGATTTGTCTCGATTCAAGGACAATCCTGTAATGTTGAATTCTCACATGTCTAGCAATGCAAACGTTGTTGGCCGTTGGGCGAATATTAGAATTGAAGGTAATCAACTCCTTGCAGATGCAGAGTTTGACGAAGAGGATGAAGAGGCAATGAAATTGAAAGGAAAGGTAGATCGTGGCTTTATCAAGGGGGCCTCAATGGGTCTGACTTTCAACCATAAATACATGGAGCTTCAACCAGACGGCACTTATCTATTAGAAAAGTCGCAAATTATGGAAGGGTCAATAGTTTCTATACCATCTAATCGTAAGTCACTAAAGCTATATGCAGAAAGTGGCGAATTGCTTGACCAAGAAGAGGTGAAGCTTTCTATTTCACAAATCAGTAAAATACAAAAACCAAATATGAGTAAAGTAACCCTTAGTGTGGCTGCCTTATCAGCTTTAGGTCTTCAGGATTCTGAGGATTCAGTGGCTTTAAGTGCGGCAATTGAGCGTTTACACGGCGAAAAAGCTTCGTTGACTAGTAAACTTGCCGCAGAAACCAAGCTGCGTGAAGACTTGGAAGAGAAAATTCAGGAAGAAGCTGACGCTAGAGCGTTAAGCATGATTGATGGAGCGATTAAGGAAGGAAAGATCACAGCGGACAAAAAGGAGAAATTCTTGAAGTTAGCGAAGTCAGACTTCACACTAGCATCAGAAATGCTTGCTGAAATTCCAGCGAAGAAGTCGCTTAATGGTAAAGTTCAAAAGTCTGAAGGTGAAGAATCAAAACTTCCTAAGGATATGGACGAGTTCGAAAAGCTTTCCGCAGACGAGAAAGCGAGCTTCAAGGCAGAGAATCCTGAGGCGTACCAAAAATTATTCATCTAAAAAGTAAGAAATCATGCCAGCATTATATCCGGAATTATGGAGAACGAGAGTTGCCAAATTATTAAGTTTCACCGATTCAGCCCCTTGGTTGGATGGTATCGAAGAAATTGATACCGAAGTTATTGAAATGGGTTCAGGATCTGCAAGTGAGCAGAACCTCATTCACATTCCGTTAGAAAACTTTGATGTAGAAGTTCTATTGAACAACTCATCTTACCCTCTTGCAGAGCAAGCATTCACAGACGACGAAGCCGTTGTTAAGTTAGACAAATGGGAGACGAAAGTAACAACATTGTCAGATGATCAAGTGATGGGAGCTTCATACAAGCGAATCGACAACATTACACGACCTCACACTCGTGCATTGCTTGAGAACAAGTTCACAAAAGCTATTCATGCATTGGCTCCTGCGGCTGATTCAACAGATACACCAGTTATCAAAACAACAGGTGAGTTGAAGAACGGTAGACGTCAATTCATCTATGAAGATCTTGTCGCATTGAAGCGTGCTTGTGATGCCGCTAAGATGTCGAAAGTAGATAGAAGATTAGTGTTGTCATCTGACCACTGGAATGATTTATTGTTAGATAGAGATAGGTTTGCAAATCAATTGAACAACATTGCTGAAGGTGAAGTTGCTCCTAAAATTGCAGGCTTCAAAATCTACCAATACGATGCTAACCCTTATTTCCACGATGATACAGGTACTTTGACTAAAACAGCATACGGTGCTGTAATTACTCCAGGAACGGACTTCCAAGCATCAGTGGTTTTTGATGGTGGAAATGTAGCTAAGAAGAATGGATTGACAAAGCAATACTATTCTCCAGCATCAGCAACGCCAAAGAACCCAGTGAACGAGTTGAATTACCGTCACTACTTCATGACATTGCCTATTCGTCAGAAGTTCATGGCTGCAATCATCGATGCAGATGCATAGTAAGAATTAATTAAGAAAAACAGAGAGAAACAGCGTCATCAATGGAAAAGCATACAATCATATTAGACCCAGGCCACGGCGGAATTGATCCGCGTGCAGGAAAGTATGTTACTGCAGGAAAGAGATCTTTCCATCCTGTAGATGGCGCTGTGTATTACGAAGGCGTAGAGATGCGCAAGTTTGCCAAGGTATGGGGGCAGATACTGGAAACTGCTGGCTACGATGTTCAATTCACGGTTAATCCTAACGATTACAGAGATGTGCCGTTAAGTGAGAGGTCGAGAATTGTTAATAGAATAGCTGCGGATAAGAAATGTCTGCTTTTCCCCATCCATTCCAATGCGGCTAATGATCCAACAGCCCACGGCCATGAAGTGTTCACGAGTAGAGGAATCACACACTCCGATTACATCTCTAAATTCTGGATGAATGAAATGGAGAAGTGCTTCCCTGGAATCAAAATGAGAAAAGACTGCATTGACGGATTTCCCGACAAAGAAGCCGGTTTTCACATGGTGAAAAAAACAACATGTCCAGCGTTGTACATTGAATTGCTTTTTCATACCAATGATGCGGAGGTTCGCATCTTAAGAAGTGAAGGATTCAAACGAACAACTGGGAAGGTGCTATTGGCAACGATCAAAAGATATGAGGAATGGTTGAGATTATCATAACGTCAATAATTGCACCTATTGTGCCAACAGTGCTTGCTTACTTTATGGGGAAGCGTATCCGAGTGAAAAAGGAGGAGGTTGACATTGAAAAGTTACAAGTCAATAACTATAAGATATACGTTGAGGCCTATCAAGTCATGATGGATGACATGTCCAAAAGACTAGAAGAAAGCCTTGATGCTTCATCTCGCCAGCGTAAATACTATCACAAGAAATTAGATGAACTGAAAGACACTATTAAGCGCCTTTCAGATTCAAATCAAAAGTTACACGAAGATATTAAACAGCTCAAGAAGGACTATCCATGTCCTAATTGTCCAAAAACACCAGCGGTATGCGAAAAATAACATTGATATTACTAGCACTCGTATTCTTAACGAGCTGCGGAACAAAAGGAAAATATTTCACTTCTGAAACCAACGATGTGAAGACACACATTGATGTCTTAGAACGAGACACAGTTTTCCAAATACCTGAAGAGAGCAACTCCTTAATTGCGAAATTGATTACGATAAATGGTCAAGTTCAATTGGATCAAGTTGTGAAGTCTGCAGACAGCACTTCAAGTGTGCAACCTGAAGTTAAGATTGTAGACAATTACATACATGTAGATTGTCATAAGAAAGCCCAGGAACTCTTTGCAAAATGGAAAGAGCAACATAAGACTAAAACAATAACTCGTGAAATTACCGACTATGTCGAGGTTGAACGAGAATTTACAGCATTCGAGAGAGTCTCGATGTGGTTAGGCTACATTTTCATGATAGGCGCTCTAGTGTCAATCATTATCATCCTAACAAAAATCATAAACCCGATTAAAAAGTAAAAGTTATGAGTAAGATTTTTCAAAACAATCCGCAGTTAGATGCGTATTTCGAGACGTCAGATGGTACGCCTTTCTACACAGAAAACGCAGCCAAAAACCACGCAAGAGACCTCAAAGACAAAGAAGTGAAACGCATTGATCGTGATGTTGAAGTTGTTGAGGATAACTCAAGCGAAACTCCTGAATATGACATGAGCATGACTCGTCCGGAGTTAGAAAAAGTTGCAGACTTCTACGAAGTTGACACTTCAGAAGCAGCGAAGAAACAAGATGTTATTGATCTTATCGACGCCAAGTTGAAAGGAGAAAAATCTGATGACGATTCTACAGCAGAGGATTCAAAAACAGAAGATTCAGACAAAGGAGCTGATTCAGAAGATAAAGACGAACCAAAAGCATAAGCAATGCCATTACCAGGAATAGATATATCATTTGAGAACGGAACACTTGGACAAGTAGTTCCTTCTCCTGATGGCTTACTAGGTTTAGTTTGCCATGCCGAAGAGGTAGTTTCAACATTCGAGCACGACACACCCTATTTGGTGAAGTCAATGAAAGATGTTGCTGATCTTGGCCTTACAGATTCTGTTGACAATCATATTGTATACAAGTTCTTAGCGGAGTTTTATCAAGAGGCAGGCGAAGGAACTGCACTTTGGATTTTGCCAATTGCTCAGACATCTGCACTCAAAGATCAGTTTGTAGCCAATCCAAGTGGTGATGTTCCCGTTCAAAAAATGTTAGATACTGCAAACGGAGAAATCCGTGGTGTTGTTGCGTTATTCAACCCTGATGCATCATATACTTCAGATGTTGAGAAAGAATTGGAGAAAGAAGTATTGGAATTAGCTACAAACGCTCAAGCATTTGCGGAAAGCTATACAAATACGCATTACGCACCTTTCTTTGTTTTAACGGAAGGTTATGGATATACCGGAACGAAAACAACACTTGAAGACCTTACATCAAAAGAGCTCAACCGTGTTGGAATATTGCTTGGAGATACAGAAACTCGAACAGGTACAACAGCAGCAAAAGGCGCAGCACTTGGAGTGTTAGCTGGACGTGTTGCTAAGATTCCAGTACAAAGAAATATTGGAAGAGTTGCATCTGGCGCATTATTGCCTCTCGAGATGTATATCGTAGATGATAAGGTAGAACTTTCAGATGTTGAAACACTGCACGATAAAGGCTTTATCACTTTTAGAAAGCACGTTTCAAAATCGGGATATTATTTTACCGATGATCCTTTAGCTTGTCCGATTGCGGATGACTATCACTACTTGGCTAGACGTCGAGTAATTGATAAAGCGTACAGAATTGCTTATGCATCAACGCTTCAATTCTTATTAGAAGATTTGAACGTGAATGCTGACGGAACATTAAGTGCAATTGATGCTAAGACTATTGAGGGTGTTGTACAAAATGCAATCTTCTCACAAATGACAGTGAACGGTGAACTTTCAGTTGATCAATCAGATTCTGCTGACTATGGCGTGATCGTTAAGATAGACTTGACGCACAATGTTACTTCAAGTTCTACTATCAAATTTGCGGGGCTGCAAGTAAAACCAAAAGGGTACGCACGCTTTATTGATGTGCCACTCGGATTTGTACCAGTTAGTAATTAATCAAAATACAGAATTATGAATTCAAGACAATATGAGTTTGCTGACATTACGGTGATTTTCGGAGGCAAAGACATTACAAAGCTGCGAAATATCAGCTACAAGAAAACGGCAGACAGAGAAGCTGTTTTCGGAAAAGGAAGATATGCGCATTCTATTCAAACAGGTAACATATCTGTAGAAGGAAGTGTAACCATGTTGCAATCTGACGTGATTGACATTGAAGAGGCAACGGGAAGAGATATTCTTTCAGCATCTGTGGATATTGAAGTGAGTTACGCTGCAAATGGAGTGTTACGCACCGACCGAGTAATTGGAGCGAGAATATCTGAATACGAGAAGTCAATGGCGCAAGGAGATAAGTTTATGGAGATAGAACTGCCATTCTTAGCCTTAGATGTGAATGAAGGAGTTTAGTAATTAATCAAATAAAAGCAATACGATGAAAAAACCAACTAAGAAAGAAATAGAAGCTTTGAAAGCAAAGCACGGTCAGTTGCACATGCTCAATGTTGAGGATAAGTGGGCTATTTTGAAAGCGCCAAGCAGAACGGTATTAAGCCTTGCGAGTGTAAAAGGGACTCAAGACCCGATGCGATTCAATGAGATAATTCTCAAGAACTGTATGGTGTTAGGAGATGAGGAAATTCGTACAGATGACGCTTACTTCTTAGCTGCTTCAGGACAGCTTTCTAAAATCATTGAGATGAAGGAGGCTAGCTTGGAAAAGCTTTAAAGGATGCAAAAATTGATGAGAATAGGGATTGGTTGCGGATCACGAATGCATCCCTGATCTATTACATGCGAATTGATCCTGATAGCTTATCAGATGAAGAATGGGCTTGTAGGGTTAGGGAATTAGAATATTTAAGAAGGGAGGAAGCGAAGGCTAATAAAAAGTGATTTAGCTCTCTCCCTTTTTTATAAGACTTGTGAGAAAGTACATTAGAGTGGAGAAGCACATTAAGGTTAAAGCAATTTTAGGTGTAGCATCTATTGGTAAAATGAGAGTGGCAGCTATCAAAGCTGTAAGCACTACGGTTTTAATAGGCATTTTAAAAAGGTGTTTTCGGTTTTCATATAAAAACGAAACGCCTCCAAAGGCAAAACTTACAAATGCCACAAATATTAAAAGTATCAGAATAAGTGCAAACATGATGTAAATATAGTAAAACAATGGCGGATTTAGAATTTATCATATCATTAAAAGACAAAGTAAGTGCTATTACGGATAAAGTTAATGCATCTGTCAACGCCACAAAAGACAAGTTAAACCAAGCAACTTCAGCTGCTGAAAAGTTAGGGCCTAAAATCAATGCGGCATTTTCTGGAGTTTATAATAAGGCAAAAAGTGCCGTGAAAGGTCCAGAATTTCTCACCCACTCTGTAGAAGATTTAAGAACTAAGCTGGAAGAGGTAAACAAAGTTCGCTTTAATACCGTACTTGCAAGTGAGTTCAAATCAGCCACACGTGAAGCCAAAAAACTTGAAAAGCAAATTTCACGAATTGAACAAGGAATTTCAGGAAGTGGAATTGGTTCTAAAATAGCAGGCTGGAGAAAAGACTTTGCCAACTCAATGCCAGGAGCAGATTTGATAAGAAACCCTTTAACTTTAGCCGGCGCTGCCATTGGTGGTTTTTGGAAAACTACCGAAAAGGCGATGCAAGCTGGAAAAGAGAAGATCAAACTTCAAACGCTTACAGGATCAGCAGAAATTGGCACAGCCCTATATGATGGGTTAACCAAATTTGCAACTGATACTGTATTTGGCGATGAGTTATACGACATGGGAGCTCAAATGTTAGCAAACGGAATTTCCAACACTGATGTCATGCCAGTAATGAAAGAGTTGGGTGACATCGCAATGGGTGATGCTGATAAACTTGGAAGTTTGTCTTTAGCTTTTGCGCAAATTAACGGAAAAGGAAAGTTAGCCGGTCAAGAATTATTACAATTAATCAACGCAGGTTTTAACCCCCTGCAAGTCATTTCAGAAAAGACTGGAGAAAGCATGGAGAGCTTAACAACTAAGATGTCCAAAGGTCAAATTAGTGTTGAAAATGTTCGAGAAGCAATGCAAATGGCAACTGGTCCAGGGGGGAAATTCCACAATATGCTAGAAAAAGTTGCAGACACTCCTTATGGTCAGCTTGAGAATTTAAGAGGAACGCTTTCTCAAATGATGATTGAGATTGGAGAAGTTTTTCTCCCGATAGCGTCAAAATTTATGGCCTTTCTCTCTTGGATAATGGAGAAGGCTGGACCTATATTAAAGCCTTTAGCGGCGGTTTTGGGTATTGTAGCAACAGCTTTAATAGGTGTCTCGGTTGCGCAATGGGCGGTAAACGCAGCTATGCTTGCCAACCCTATAACTTGGGTGATTGCTCTGGTGATTGGCCTTATAGCAGTAATCACATGGCTTATTTCAAAAGTAACAGGTTGGGGTGAGCAATGGGATAATGTGGTTTCATACGTTTCTGATAGATGGGAGATGTTTAAACTCTCCTTCACGCTAATTGGTCAAGGAATTGAGCATGGTTTCCTTACTATGGTTGATGGGATAGTTTTAGCTTGGAAGTGGGGAATGAATGCAATAGGAGTGCTGTCAGATGAGCAATATAACAAGGATGTTGCTCGTATTGGAGCTGAAGGAAAGGCACGTGAGGACGCCATTAAAGAAACTGTTTTGGCTGGTAAAAAGTTAGCTAACAACATGACTGATTTGCAATGGAAGTTAGGCTGGGATGATTCGGAAGAAAATACACTTGGAAATACCCAAGAGAGATTGATGAATAGCATTTCGGGAGGTGCCGGAACGTTAGGAAAAGGCCAAGGAGCAGGCGAGCAAAAGAAGCGTAACACTGCTACAGCAACAGGCGGAACTAAAAACACGACAATTAACCTCACGCTAAAAAGCTTAATTGAGGTGTTAAACATACAAAAAGCAGGCTTCAAAGAAGGAGCAAAAGAAATGGAAAAAGAATCAGCTGATGCACTGTTGAGAGCATTAGCAATGGCAAATTTAGCAGCAGAATAATGAATTTTTCAAACGACGAAATATTACTAGCCTCATTAGTTGGTGGTAAGGTGGCAGAACAGATCCCACGCTTTCAGGTAATTCAAAATGAATTGTCAAAGCGAGTTCTGCCTCCTATTCCTTTCTTGCCAAACAAGAATGAAATAGAAATTGAAGAGTTAACAGTAGGTCTTTCAGAAGCTATTTTGAACCGAAGGAATGAACCATTGCCAAAAGAGAAGCAGTTTTTTCCGCTTTCTGTGAAAAGGAGAAATACAAATGATCCGTTCTATACCTTGCCTTATGAGCCAATGATTAATATCAGCGGTAACAACAAGATTGTGAAGCGATCTGTAGCCAAAGCGAAAAACTTAATTGGAACGATAAAGGAACACTGGTCTCAAGACGATTATTCAATTAACATTGTTGGAACTTTGTTTGGCGAAATGCAAAACGGAAGCGCACAAGAAGCTTTTCCACGTGAAGGTTTTGAAGCGTTGAGAGATTACTGCACGCATCCAGCAGGGTTAGAAGTTCAATGTGAACCTCTTCAATTGCTAGGCATTAACAACATCGTTGTTGAAAGTTTTGATTTTCCATTCACAAAAGGCGAAAACGTCCAAGCTTATGCAATGTCTGCAGTGTCGGATTTTTCCCCAGAATTCTTATTAGAAATAGAAGATTAATGTACAGTTTAGACTACGACATATCATTTGAGCACAACGGCAGAAAATTCAAACTGGCGTTGTTGGCATCTGTTGAAATAACTTCTGATGTGATGGTGTTGGCTGATTCTGCAACAATCACTCTTCCAGAAGCTGTGTTAAATCAAGTTTTAGACTTGAAAGGCAGGATTGGACGAGGTGCAAAAGTGGAGATTAATCTTGGTTATGACGGCAACTTGAAAAGAGAGTTTGACGGCTTTATTCGCGAAATCAAAACAAACGATTCCTCATTAACTATTGAATGTGAAGATGCATTGTTTCTTTTCAGAAAGTCGGTAAAAGATGAAATCTTGACAAATACAAACGTATCGGAGATCTGCCAGTCATTAATAGATCAGGTTGACCCTTCTTATACGCTAGTTTGTGATTATGATATCGGCTATGAGAAGTTCACTATCCATCAAGCTGAAGCTTATGATGTCTTGAAGAAATTGCAAAGTGAAACGAAGGCGAATGTCTATTTCAACACCGTTGCAAAGGAGTTGCACGTGCATTTTCCTTACTCTGAAAAGGGTGGTGATGTGAAGTATGCTTTTGACCGCAATATTGAAACGTCAAGCTTGGAGTACAAAAAAGCTATAGATCGTAAGATTGAAGTTGTAGTTGAGAAAATTGGAAAAGACGGAGAAATCACCACGGTAACATCCGGCACTCCAGGAGGCGAGAAATTCAACATCAAAGTTGGAGAAATGAAAGCGTCAGATATTCAGAAGATAGCCGATGCGGAGTTGATCAAGCGATCAGCCGACAAATACGAAGGAGATTTCGATAGTTGGTTAATTCCAATTTGTCGCCCAACATATACGGCAGAGATTCGTGACCCTGATTATCCTGAAAAAGATGGCCAGTATTACGTTTCTTCGGTAACAACAAGCTTCTCCGAAAGTGGAGGGGTGAGAAAAATTAAATTAGGAAACAAGTTAGGATGAGCGAGTATAGTCAAATAAAGGAGCTCATTAGAGCAATTGTGGGCGACATGTCTAACCTCCCAATATTTGGAACGGTGAGATCTGTTGCTGATGAAACTTGCGTGGTAGAGTTGTCCAGTGGCTTAGAAATTACAGATGTGAGGTTAAGAGCAACTGTTGATGGGTCGTCTGATTTCTTGAAGATCATCCCGAAAGTAGGTAGTAAGGTAGTCATGCTCTCCATGACTGGAGAACTCGATGACTTAACGTTGTTGAAAGCTGATGAAGTAGAGAAGATTAGTTATATACAAGGAGGATTGGAAATTCTGATTGATTCAACGGATAAGAAGATTTCTATTAAGAATTCAACAACGTCATTACACGACATCTTCGATGATTTAGCTTCATTGATTACCAATTTGAAGGTAAATACTCCAAGTGGACCAAGTGTAGGATTGCTTCCTGATACAGTTGCAGAATTGACACAGTTTAAAACAACGTTTAAATCACTTTTAAAATAGATTGAAATGGCATTGAACAAAACAGCATTAAAAAACGGAATTAAGCAGTTGCTTACCGATATGGAGACGAGAGATACCGATGCAAAAGATGATTTTGCAACTGAGCTCTCTAATTTGATTGACACATTTGTAAAAGGTGCAACCGTGACAGTTGCTGCAGGAAT